CCTGGCCATACACATTTTCCACACCGTTACGCGGTGAGCGGGAAGTGAGTTCGCTTCGCACTTGCCTTCGAAGGAAACCCTATAGGGGTCTCGGTGTATCTTGAGGGTAACCACTCCCCAAGGTCACTAGCTATCCCTATGACTCACAGTAACTCTGGGATACTAATACCGGCCACACGAAAGTGTATAGGCATTATAATGGTAGAAGTTTACACAAGGCTTACGCCCTATGCAGGGAAGTCGTCCATTCAACTCCAGAGACTACCGGAATACACTCATCCTAACCTGTGACGCATATAGTTTGGCTTCATGATAGAAGTTGACTAGACTGCGCAGGCGGTGAGGTTTAATACCTTGACCGCCCTTCGGTAAAACCGGAAGGTTAGCGATAGCAACACCTGTGGTCTGAGCGATAATCGGAATTACTTCCGATAATAGCTCATGGGCCACATCTTGCGCGGGTACCCCAGGTTTTACTCCAAGATTCTCGGAAGTAATTCCGTTATCAAGGCGTATAACGAGGGGCATTGCGGATGTCTCATAATAAAGCTGCACTAGTGCAGCCAGTGGACTCGTCTTGTCCCCAACCAGCATCTTAAAGAGCTGGGCGGGAACATCACGTGACTTCATCTCCTTCTGTAAGATCCGCAGACGTTCCTGATACTTGACTACCATCTCACGTACCTTCGCATTATGCATATATGCACAAGCGAAAATGTACGTATAAGAGACAGGGGCAAGCTTCGGTGTACGAATTACTGCGGTATCGAACATATTGAAGAAGGATCTAATTAGGTGCGTAGCCTCCGGAGTGGTTCCAAAACTTTTGAGGGCTGTGAGAAAATTCTCACTATGCTTTGAACTACATTTAAAGTGACCAAGCATGCTAGGGTGGATACCCAAAACATGCACACTTGGTGTAAAAGATGCAGACAAGGCCCCAAAGTTAAAGAGGATGCCAGGAGGCATCGGTGGGTTCATACCCCCCGGAGCGCACATATTATGTGGAGCTCTCTCTGGTCGGGCTGCGAGATCTCTCGTAGTCCGGTCCAATGTCTTCTCGATCTTGGCCGCCATTGCTTTACAAAGCAGTTGATCAATCCGCTCCGATTCTTCACGAGTTTTAACAACCGGTTCTAGCAGTGCCTTATTAAGGTGCTGCAACCAATGTTGTATAGAAACTACGCTAATCGGCTCCTCTGAATGCCAATAGGTAGACAGAGGGCTTAGCAGAATAAAGTGAAGGAAACGAGTCAGGATACGTTCTCTTGTACCCTGAAATTCAGGTATAAGGGCGAGCCATTGACGAGCAGAGGTTACCAGTCTCAATAGCACTTGCGGACTCATCTGAAGCCCAAAGCGCTTCGCGATTCTTGAAGCGAATTCTACTCGACTATTCCAAGTCTGAGAGGATACTTCCTCTAGAAAGGATAATGGAGAAATGTTTCCGCTTTCGCATAACCGCTGATTAGCAAATTCGAAGAAATTCGATAAGCTTTTCAGCGACTTGGCAAGGCCGATCTTAATGCTAAAATCAGCACAAGCAAGTTGGTAGTTAGTAGCGACCGTTACATCTTTGGAGATGTCGACATCGTCTCCCAATACCAGGTATGGATCGAACCACGTTGCGTTATCAGGCTCAAATTGGCCCTTCATCCAGTGAGCGTATTGTACGAGCGCATGATGAACTAGCGCCATACTCGCCCAACTGGAATATGCTCCCATAGGTTGACCCGTTCCGTACCGTATTTTTCGGTACTGGGTTTCACCTTTATGGTGCAGCTCGTGCTTCTTGGGTGACGGGATCCCAAACTCGCGATCGGTCATTACTTTAGACCAGAGGAGCGCACGTTCGTACGCTCTATCGTAATCACCATCTTCCTCCATAAAGAATGGAGCCAATACGTGTATATACAACGTAATTGGTATTGAATCAGTCGCAGCCGAAAGGTCAAAAGACCAGTGGGGCTTAAAGCCCCGCTCCCAGTAACGATCTACAGTACCTTGTTGGTCAAAGGTTGCATCATTGCTTCCTAAGCCTCGAAGAATACTGAATAAATGATCGTGTATGGGTTTCATCGCGATCTGTGTCCAATAATCACAGATGGCTACGGTACGCAGTTTCCCGCCAGGAGCATCGAAATTAAATAGACGCCCAGTGAGAAGATCGGTAACCCGAACTCCTACTTCCTTAGCGTATCGCCATGCTCCAAGAACAAAGCCAGATAGGCTTCCATCAGCCTCCAACTCATCGATCAGTGGATCAAGTCTTTCACTTGTCCACTTGGCCTTTTCGGCCTGATCTTTGAAAGGTGGAGCGGGAAGGATATCAGCCTGACGGTCCCTTAAATCAGGACAATCAGGAAAATGGTTCTCGCGAGCAATTTGCTCTAATAGAGCAACCGCAGTCTCATCTCCATGGAATTTAAACCATGTGAGTATATGATTCTGGGGCGCGAGGAACCAAGCTTTGGCATCGAGGATAATGGAAAAGAGGGATGGCGCCCCCAACAGGTTTGTACCTGCGGAGCGGATTATCCCCCCCAGATCGCTAGAGTAAGAGAACGGAGAAATCGGTCTCCCATTAGCCTCTCCCTGTTGTTTAACAAGGTGAGGGAAAACATATCGCGCGAAATATGCAAACTTTTCAAAGTTTGGCATAAATCCCGGTAGTGGTTTTCGGATGGTCTTATATGCGGATTCTGGGTCGGGCGTTCTCACCTTGAGAGCCCGGTATATATTTAGTATACTAACCCAGATTCTAATCCACATTAAGTTACCGTCCCTAATTAGCTTCCTGTAATTAGCCGGAATCATAGCCGGAAGGCCATGACGAAGGCGAATACGGAAACCTAGGTCCTGGGTAGTCTTAAGAGGATTACCAGAAAGGTAAGAGTACACGGCGAAAAGTGCAACTTTTAGACGTTTAGCTAAATGCTCAACGCCATTATTAGTAAGAACAATCCGCAATGTTCGCGTCAGGATGAATAAGCCTGATAGTCGACGTTCCGGGGCTGTAACACCACTGTAATGGAAAAGTTGCCTAGTCCATACAATGACAGCTCTCTCAATATTCATTGGAGAAACGGAAACCATTCCGTCCTTAACCTTCACGTTCATGACCGAAAAACGTCGTAAACGTACGAAGTCTTTCCATGCTAGGCGATTAGCCCGGTTACGAAAGTACTGAGTGGAACTGAAAGGAACCTCCTTACGAGGGGGGGAATTTTGGGAAGAAGGGACAGGTCGGAGGTCGCCAGGGCGAGCTATAACCATAAGTGTAAGATCGTTAGCAAGTGAGACTCTAGATTGGAGAAGGTATTCTCCTCGCGAGAGGTATAAGAGCCCTCGTGGATCGTAAGGATCGACGATCACATAAGGTCGTTGAGACTGTAGGTCCCAATCAACAAGAACGCGCCAATGGGCGACTGTTCGAGCCTCTGGCTTCATCCCTCGGATATCGGCAACAGACATAGATGTCCCTGCTATAGTATATAGAGGTCCATTATCCTGATTCATTAAAAAGGGTGATGTACCAAAGTTACGTAGGATACCTCCTAGATAACCTGCATTAACATGGAAACGATGTGTTAGAAATAGCATGTCGTATGAAGTGTTGGTGTGGGTGACGGAACCTCTCGTTCCACTTGCGTGGGGAGCAGGCTGTGAGAATCCCCGTCGGGATATATCACGCTGACCTCCTAACGGAGCTTGCGGTGATTCACTATGTGTTTCATCCTTGTTCCTACAGCTGACCGGCGGCCTCTCGTCACCGACGAGTATAATCATCAGAGCTTGGAATCCTCTATTTATGGAGGAGCCTTACGCCTAAATAAGGGCTATAGGTAATCTCACCTCTCTTGATAGGTCGCGTCTAATTAGCGCATAGACGGCTACTTGCCCCATGCGGGTACTACCTGGTATAGACAGTCATAAGACTGTTCCCTTGTGGGGAAACTATACAGGGACAAATAGTTACTGCGGTAACACTATCTACTTTCTTTTTAAGAGAGAAGACCCTCGAACCCTGATGGACCACTTCAGCCTACCAAGCGTGACAATCCGTGGAGTTATAAATTCCCGGTGTTGCGCCGTAGTGCTTGGGTCATAAGGGATAGGACTTCGGAATACTAGACATAGAGTCTCGCTGACAATTCACGAATGCCAGCTTGCCAACTTACGAAGGCGAGCCTGTCACCAGGCGCTTCCCATTTTAAGTGGGATACGGGATCGGGGGTATCCGCAGCAAGTCGCATCCATTTCGACCGAGATGGTTAAATATCGGTTTGGAATACGTGCTCGACATGCGTCAACTCTGGGATCCGTCTGGATCTCAGGGTGCCGGGTTCATAACCCGGG